GCCTTCATCAAACACATGACGAGAAACCAGCCTGCGGATAATCGTATCGCCTGCATCCGTGTACTCGTCCGGGTCCAGAATGTAGATGTTCCCATTCGAGTAGTCAGATACTCGCAGGGTGCCGAGAAAGTTAGTGTATATCTCAGCGCGATGCCTGCCTGATCCGCTCATTAACTCGGACCACGCGTTAGAGTGACCGTCGTACAGCCACGACTTCCCTTCTCCAGGAAAGTTGATCTGATACATCGGATGACCACCCAGCAGATAAGAAAACGCCGAAGCATCGGATAAGGAGGAGTATCCGTTGATGATTGAATCTAGCTCCGGCGTAGAAACGGCCTGTGGCGTATAGCCATTCAGGAGTACCACTTGTGCCTGCCCCATACGGTTCTTGGCAAGCCACATCAACGAACCTGAGAACTTGGCTAGAGACCACTTTGCCGCCATGCCCCACTCTGTTGTATTCAGGCGGGAGTAAGGGAAGTCCAACGCTCCGGAGTCAGACCAGAACTCCGTGGTTTCTTCCCCTAGCAGCAGAACTTCTCCGTGGTCGGCAATGACTCTAGAGATTGGGTCAGAGTTTGATTCAGCAGATGCGAAGTCCAACACATCCCACGTAGTCGGATCATTGATTGCCGATATGAAGAACTTATTTCCTAGCTCGACAATGAAGTACCCGTCTTGCCATGTACAGGTAGTTGCGCCGCTGGGGAAGTTCGTTGGCCCCGTAGCGAACGCGGGGGTCGTTATGTTGTATGTGTAGGCAGTAGTGCCATCTACCATCAGTAGGTAAATAGTATTGATACCACCTACCACCATCCCCACTCGTCCTTGGGATGTTGACAGAGAACCAAGGCTGGTTGCAATGCCAGCATTGTTGATACTCCATAGCGTCGATCCCTGAACAACGTAGATGTAATCGCCGTAGGCCAACATCCCGCGCACAGGATCAGCGCCCAGGTTGACGAACAGGGACAGCCCCGGAGTGCCGTATGCAACAACTTTGGTCTTGTCCTGCTCTGGCGTCAGTTCAAGATAACAGTTAACCCTGCGCTGCGCTGTTACGTTAGGAGACTTTCCGCGCAGGCCAAGCCCGAACAGATTCAGTCTCACCACCAAATCCCAGGCTGGAAGTATGAAGTAGTGGTCTCGGCATCCTGATTACGAGCCATAGCAATTGCTTCATCCCGCAAGCCAATCAGACGACGTGAAGGCTCGCCCTGACGTGCCGTACCGTAGATGTCCACAGCAAGTCCGAAGTGTAGTGGCCTATACCACTGCTGCGGGTAATCAGGCGTGTCCGTGGAAGCATCGAAGTCCTCGATAGGCGAGATATAGACCGCCTTCAGGCGTGAACTCGTGTCGTTCGGATAGCAGTTCAGGTACAGATTGCCATTGGTCAACTGAGACTCGTAGTAGTAATACTGCGGAGTCCCTTCGTTAACCTTACGCGGCCATGCCTCATAATCCTGAACCGTCAGAGGCAGCACGGGCATGTCGCTATTGGTAGAGTTGCTCAACATCAGGCTGACAAACTGCAACGGCCTGCGAGCCTTGGCGGTATAGGCAAACACGGAATTGCCGGACGATGCCGCGCCAGTCGTTACAGCAGTCAGAGTAACAACGCTACCAGAGGGTGCGCCATTAACGGTCGTCCAGTGAACCGTGTTGTTATCCTGCACAACGCCGATATACATGCCGGACGAAATGCCAGTGACTCCCGTAACGGTGATGCTACCAGCACCAGCAGAGGCAGTAACAGAGAGCGTAGTCTCTACAGGAGACAGCGCCCAATTGTCTCCAGACGGGCCAAGGGAGTACGTGTTCTGGCTATCCGCAAGGTACAGCGTGGCACGCTTGCGAGACCACATCTTCAGGCCCGGAGCGAAGTCAGCCTGCCCCTGCCACTGCTTGACCAGCCGATTCAGATACCGGCTGTATAGCTGGATGTCTGCATCCGTCGGAGTCTCGGAGTCACCAAGCGCGCCAATCTCGAACATGGCGTCTTTGATGATCTCATCACGGTTGACCGTGAAATCTACGCTGCCGCTGCTTGCCATTGCATTACTTTCTCGATCTCACTCCATACGGTGTCGGGCGATATGTCATGCTGGCACATCGCTGTGGCTGTTTCTTCATGCTTTCGGCAGAACTCCCATCCGTAGTGCAGCATGTGGCACGGATAGCAACTAGCGTTTCCAAGCAGGTTCGTTGTGTTCACCCAATCCCTGCTCAAGTTCTCCACTGACGAGTGGCTGAGGAATAATATCTTTGGCATTTGCAAGTGCGAGACTGCGTTTAGCACGCCTGTCTCTGGCCCTACTACTAGGTCCGCTACCGTCGCAAATGCAAGGGTCTCCCGAATCGACCATTTCCCCGCACGCTTTACAATACGTGGTTCGTTTTCCCATCCCGATTCCAATATCTGTGTCGATGCATCCCCAGTCGTCACTATCTGACAATTCGGGTATCTGAGCATGAGCCTCGCCCATATCACATCGATATGCGGCCAGGACTTGTGAACAGCCGATCCAGAAAGCGCCCATAGGATTGTGAATCCTTTCTTCTGAGCCTTTGCCCACTTGGTCTCTTCTGGAGTTGGATAAAACCTTGGGTTAGGCTTGAATGGAACCTCTGCCAAATCGTGCATGAACTCCAGATAGTTCACATTCATGTATTTGTTTCTTACTGAATGCGGCCATTTGTGATTTGGCCTTTTATCCATTGAAAGCCACGTCACTTCAACTGCCTCGGAGAAGTTTACCCATTTGGTATATTTCTTCTTGGTGTATTCCCAGAATGCAAACAGGTCCATGTTAGGAACCTGATCCTTGTCTTGAACAATCATGTGATCTACATTCGGGTCGTAGCGCATGACTTCTTCGCCTACTTGCGAGGTGTAGACAGTGATGTGATACCCCTGCGCTTTCAGTAGTTGGAAAACTGATGCAGTCTGTATCATGTCGCCAATACCGCCGTAGCGGGTTACAGCACACGTCTTTGTAGGTTTAGGCTTCTTCCACGAAAAGTGCTTTCCACTGTTCGTCTTCTTGAACACAAAGAACAGGCTGTACTCCTGTTCCTCGTTTCGCTTCTGGAAGTACACCAAGTCCCAACTGCCGGACATGGCCTCTACTACCTTGTCGTAACTGACGTTCCACTTGTGATCAGGGTTTGCGCCCTTCTCACCCACCTTCGGATATTCATCTTCATCCGGTACGTAGAGAATCAGATATCCGCCAACCTTCAGGACTCGATACCACTCCTTCAGCGCAGCGGGATAGTCCTCGATGTGCTCCAGCAAGTGACTGGAGAACACAAAGTCCATGCTCTGAGAAGCGAAGATGTCCAGCTTCTCGCATGTCTCTACAAACACATCCGGCTTGATGTTCCAACCGAATTGCGCGTGGTTGCCGTTATCAACACCGATGAAGTGCGGGAACGTCTTGTACGGACCGCACCCTAGATCGAGGCCCTTACCACGAGTATAGGGAACAATCTCCCACTTGATCTTTGCAGACTCGTTGCCCTGCGGATCATCGATACGCCAAGTCAATCAAGACTCCCCGGTTTTATTCAACACTCCAGGCGATTCAGTTTCACCAGTAGCCGTAGGCCATCCGGCATTTTGCCCAAACTTCTTCTTTACAAATGGCGGGATCGGCGTTGCAGTGTAGCCAACTTCCTTGCCGCCAAAGTTTGCATCAGAGCCGTACGTCATGCCCTTAAGGTCAAACCCAAATTTACCGTCTTTCATGATGTCTCCAAAAAAGGGGGGATTTCTCCCCCCTATTGTTGCTTACGCCAAGCTACCCCACTTCACGACACGAGCTTGGGATGCGGTGGTATGCACCAAGCCAAACCCGCCGAGGTAATACCAAGCGATACCACGAGACCGGCCATAGTCCGTCGGAATCTTCGCACGGACCTCCTCAGGGATAGCCACGGCTTCTGCTACCGTGTCATCACCGAAGAAGTAAATCCAGTCCGTACTGGTCCAGCCAGCTTTGGCAATGTT